TGTATAATCCTCCGCCTGAATACCAGCACTAATTACTGCGCCTCCAACTATTAGTTTACCATAACAAACAGGTACTGCAACTCCTTGTGATGTTGTGTTTACAGGACCATTAAATGAATAATTCTCTTGTTCTTCTACCTTTTTTGGTGAAGTAGGTGTAGGAGTTAACATTGCTCCTATTCCGCTTAAAATGAGTGAACCTGCAAACTTTACTGCTAAAGACCCGGCGGTGCCTAATTGAGATACTCCCACAGCAATAGCATCTCCAGCTCCAAAGACTCCGCTGGCACCTCCTGCATAAGATGCTCCATACAATCCAACACCGGTCATAATTGCAGCTCCAATTAAAACCATTGTTAGACCTTTATTTTTTGCTCCCATTACAACTGGTACTATTTTAATTTCTTTTTTACCAGTAGGAAGTTCGCACCCTTTATAATCTTTTACGTACTCATCACCTACTAATACTTGATATCCAATTCCTCTTTCATGAGAAGTCATAAATTCTTTACGAAAGTCAGGTCTATTTGCAGCAATTGCTCTTGTAGCTTCTTGAACAGAATTTACATCTAAATTCCACTCTTTTCCAAAGCGCTCTCCTAACTTACCATATAGTTTGACTTTCTTTAACATAATGATTTGTGCCTTAATATATGCGTGGTATGTTTTCTCCAGTACCCGCCGTATGGTTCTCTATTTGAGAGTCTGCCATGTACATGATGTAAAATTTGATTATTTCCAAGATAAATTGCCGCATGGTTTGGTACAGGTGAAACTAATTTTATCAAAAATACATCATATTTTTTAATATCATCTACTTTGATAAAACCTTGTTCTTTATAGTTATCTAAATATCTATTCTCTCCTGAATCCCACCATCCGTCTTGACCTGAAAAACATTCAAAATTAATTTTTAATTCTTTTTTGTAATAATCTCTTACTAAGGTACAACAATCTAAAGTTCCATAACTAAATTGTCTTCCTACTAATGGTGCTTCATATCCTAAGGGCTCCCAGCTATATAATTCTTCTGAAGGCCAGCTCATTATGTGCCAAGGTAATCCAGAAGCTTCACATGCAATTTTATCTGCTTCTGACGGTTTTGGATTAAAGTTAGGATGTGAATGACATATTGCTATTATCTTTCCCGTATCCTCTGCATCCGCGTAACTTTGAGGATCAATAATAAAATCATCTTCAGGAGTGTTTGATATATTTCTTGCTGGAAAATATCTTTCTCTGCTTTTATCTCCTGCTGCTAATATGAACCCACATGCTTCTTTTGGATATTCTGCTTTTACGTGTTCTTTAAACTTGTTTAAAACGTACTTCTTCATCGGCTACTACCGCTTTTGTTTCCAGCACCCGGAAAGCCTCCAAAAGGTATTTCCGTACCATCGCCTGGAAAACGTTTTTCACAAGCTTTAAAGGTCTTAGCACAAACATCGTCGTCTGCACTAGATACTGGATTATTATCTATATCAAAGTAGTTAGTACCCGTATAACTACATCCATCACCACTTCTATACTTCCAAGGGCATCCATTTGCAATAACTGCTCTTCCTGGTAGTTTTACTCCTGCTACATCATGTGCCGCAGATAGTTCAAATTGAACATATGTATTATTTTCTACAGCCTTTCTATCAATATACCATATCTCATCAGAAAAATCAGCATCAGCATCTGCTGTTGAATTTAGATACCAAATACCTCCAGCTGCTTCACAAGTGCTTTCAGTATATGCTGTCCAAGTACCTGCTCCCCCATTTTTTGTGCTATCTAAACAATCTGATTTACTGGTGCTAGCTTCTGAGCCACCTTCACCAGTACAGACTCCACCTAAGTTTGATCCTGAAATGTAGCAGTGAGAATCTAAGTATTTTGCAAAAGTTCTTTTTCTTGTTACCTTTGCTCCAACCATATCATCATAACTACCAATTAAATTTGATATTAAACTTGTTACGTTTGCTACCGTTACGGTAGGTCGAGGTATTGATCCTTTACCTGCAAATTCAAAACCTTCTGCTTCAATTGGATAAGAAGTATAAACATTCCCTTGCCACACTATTTGGTGTATATGTTCATCAACTCCAGAGTGCCATCTATATATTTCTGTAGATGTAGGGGCAATACCTGTAGATAAGTCAAGTTCAAATAACTCAAGTATCTCTCCAGGTTCAAAACTATGAGCAGATGCAATTATATCTGACATTTATTACTCCTATGGTTCAAAAACTCTTCTGAATTTAGCGCTTATTGTTTGTATACCATTTTGTGGATATGTTGCATTCCACTCTTGGCATATATACTTCTGCTTAGGATAGATAGTATAAGACTCTCCAGATGCCATAATATTACTATCTAAAGTTAATTGTGTTCCACTATCTACTGCAGTAACTGTCGCTGTTGTGCTGTCTGTAGTATTTGATACAGTTGCATTTAAATAACGATTTGTAAAGTATTGAGTGCTATCAATTAATTTACCTGTAGCATCTGAAGTAGTTGTACTTGAAATTTCATAACCTACTGGATACCAATCAAAAGCTGTTTTACCTTGTAAGTCTTCAAAAAACTTTACTATCTTATTGCCATCAGCAGTACTGCGATTTGTCCATTTTAAATCCCATTCTTCTTCTTCAACATGAATACCAGCACTTACACGCTGCTCATACCCATCTCCGTATTTAGCAACTAGAGTACGAGGCTTTTGTTTTGCACTCATGCCTTTATCTGGGTTTATATTTACATCACTATTAAAGTCTGCCATAATTAATAACTACTTAGTAGCCCTCCAGGTCTTTGTTGCATTATAATCTCTTCTTGAACAGCTTGAGAAATACGGTAACCAAGTTCTTTACCAGCTGCTCCATCTGTAGTAGCCTTAGCTTGGCCATTAGAATCAATTGATACATTAACTGAAACATTGTTTACGTTTCCTCCGCCAGTATTTCCAATTACTGGAATTGATTTTCCATCTGGTAAAGGTACGATTGCTTCATTATACTTACCCTCTCCAACCATTCCTAAATGAGGTTGTGTAGCAATACCACCATTAGCGTACATTTTGAAACCGCCTTTTGCAATACCACCGTTAGCAAATGGAAGCATACTAAATGCTTCACTAATAAAACTTGCGTCTGTAATTTTTCCTAAACCATTTTGAAATCTTAACTCATTCAATATCTCATTCTGTATTTTTAAATCTTCTCTTGCAATCTCTAGTTGAGTTTTAGGAATAATATCGTCGGCTAGTCCTCCAAGGCCTAAAGCATCCATAGCAGATCCTAAAAGACCTGTTCTACCAAATACTCCTTCGCTTACAACTCCTCCAGCAATATCTGCTCCTTGCCTAGTAATGCTTTTTCCAAGAGTAGCTCTAATATCTGCATTATTAGTACCTTCTATCCAATCTACTACGGCGTCACTAACTGCTGTTTTAAATGAATCAGCAATATTTTTTATGGCATCCTTAAAGCTATCAGTAATATATAAAACTGATTGTCTAGTATATTTTACAGCAGCTGCTAAAGTTCTACTTGATTGCATTTGTAAAATTTCTGCTTCAGTAAATCTTCCACCATCTCTTTGCCTTTCAATTAAATTAAGAACTTGCTCTCTTAAAGGTACTTCTTTTTGTAGTAGTTTATATGTGAATGCGTCTTCAGTTCTACTATCTGCTTTTGCAATAGCTATATCGCTTTCTATTAGTTTTATTTGAGCTCTTAAGTCTTTAAGAGATTGCTCATCGCGTTTAGTTCCTTTAACAGCATCTAGTGTCTTGTATTTGTTTTCTAAGATTGCTTTATCATTTTCTAAAGTTTGTACTCCTAAACCTTTTTGCATTTTTATAGAAAATAAACTATCTGTTTCAATTTGTTGTAATTTTTTAGCAATTCTTTCCTTTTCTTCTAAATATAGTAATTCTTTTTGTTGTGCAGCTCTTGGATCAACACCTAAAGACATAACTCCCGCTTTAGCTACATCAATATTTGGTATAGTAGAAAGTGCTAAATCTTTTGCTAAGTTCTTTTCTTTTCTGGCAGCTTCTACCCTTCTTTCTTGGTCTCTGATAGCTTGCGCATTTCCAGTTGCTCTAACTTTTACTAGCTCTGCTTCTTGTAAAGCATAATCTTCTGTAGCATCTTTTAAAAGTTTTAACTGAGGATTAATTGCTCCAAAATTTTTTAAAATAGCTTCAGGCTTAAATCTAGCCTCCATTTGTTCAATTGCTTTTACGGCAGAGTCAAACCCAGATACCAGATCATCAAAAGAAGTTTTTACTTTAAAACTTTTTGCTAAATCACTTAAAGCTTTTTCCATTCTTTCTGCAGAAGTACTTGCAGCCTGCATTGCTTGATTAAACTCTTGCTGTTTCTTCTGGTTATCTTTAATTGCGTCTCCAATTGAAATAATTATTTCTTTTAAGAACATTGTACCTTGTGCAGTAGCTCTAGCTTCAAATTCTACAGATTCTTCTGCAGTAAGAGCTTGTCCTGCTAATAGTTTGTTTGCAGTTCCTGCAGGTAATAAATCTTTATACCTAGTTTGGAATCTTCTAATTAATTGTTCATCAAATTGATAACCAGTACCGCTTAGAGCAGAAATACCCTGAGCTACCCCTTCTCCTAATGCATCTGATATACCAGCTCCAAAAAGACTTTTAGCTATATCTATTAATTTGGCAAAACCTCCAGAAACACTTGCTACTTCAAAGTTTAAATTTTTAATTGCATCATTAAAAGAAGTACTTAACTGTTCCGCAATATTTGCTTTAAACTGAGCACTTGCTAAGACTTTGTCAAAGCTTCCTTCAATGTTTTGTGAGTCTAAATCAACTTTAGTATTTCTTATTGCCTCTAAAGCACTCTTTGTACTTTCTGAGAAATCATCAGCAGCTTCTTTTGCTTTTACAAAAGTTCTTGAGAGACCAAAGGCTAAGTCTCCTAAAAAGCTTACTATTTGTACAATTCCAACTATAACCATTGCTCTGTTTAATAGTTTTCCTAAACCTTGAGCTAACCCTGATACTTTTATAATTGTACTTTCTAGAACCTTAAAGCCTCCCAAAACAGTTCTATTGATAGTTCTACCTACTTTATTAAGACCCCCTGATATGCTTGCTCCCAAAAGTCGAAATCCTGCTGCAATTTTTCCCTGCCTTTGACCTAAGATTTCCATCTGTTTGTTTACAATTTCAACATCTCTTATATTTTGTCCGGCTAACTGTCCACGAGTTACAATACCATCCGAACCAACTGCTTTAACAGCCCCTTGATAGATTCTTTTCCATTGACCCTTTATTTTATTAACTACTTGTCTATTTGGTGATCCATTTTCTAGTAATCCAAAAGCTCTATATAATGTTGTTCCAGGTTTTACTACTTTACCTTGTTCTCTTACTAATTTTGCAACGTTAGATTCCATTTTGCTTCTAGTTGCAGCAGCTGCTATTTGTTGTGTACCTACTGCTTTCGACTTTTCAATTCTTTGATTTAATCTATCAATTCGTTTTTCCAGATTTCCTGGAATCTCATTAAAACGTTTTCCAATACCTTCTAGTGCTGGAAAAATCTTAGTAGCAAGATTTTTTGCAACCATAAGAAAGATAACACCTAAGGCTAGCTCTGCTTCTGATAAGAATTTAGCTATTGGGTTGAATACTGCAGTTAATCCTGTAGATAAAGTATTTAATAAGTCTGTAGCAGATGCTCTTAATCTTTCAAATTCATTTGCGGGAATTTGCTCTGCAATTCCTCCAAACTTAGTAAGACCTTGTTTTTCAATTACTGCTTGCTGGCTTGCTTGTAGTTTTTGATACTCTGTTAAT